TCAGGAAGCCAGTGCATGTGCTGCTGAGTTTTATAATGCTTAAAAGCCCAGGGATAGTTAAAGGGCTTATAGTACTCTCTTTCTGTAAGTAAATTTGTCATTTATTATCCTTCGCACGCTAAACACGCGCCCTCGTCAATACTTTCAAAGATATATTGACGTAATGCTTCATCTGATACATTCTCTGCTCTCTTATACGCTTCACTTCGTAAATAGTATAGAGTTTTTACTTTCTTTTTCCATGCCATCATGTGAATAGCATGAAGCTCTTGCTTTGATACATTCGCTGGGAAAAAGACATTCAAGGATTGACTTTGACAGATATATTCTTGTCTATCTGCTGCAAAATCAATAACCCATCTTTGGTCAATTTCAACTGCGGTTTTAAAGACGTCTTTTGTAATATCGTCCAAAAAGTCAAGGTGCTGTATTGAGCCGCCTTGTGTAACGATAGTCTTCCAAACTTCCTCATTATCTTCTCCTAATTCCTGTAGAATATGTTCCAAGTACTCATTCTTTTGAAGGCTGGAACCAGACTTAGTTTTTTGAGTGTATGCATTAGCCCGATAAGGCTCAATGCTGGGACTAGTGTTGCCACAAATGATACTAGAGCTAGCATTAGGAGCAACAGCCAACAAATGCACATTACGAACTCCATAGCCTTCTGCGTCAGGAGCTTCGCCCCTTTCTTCAGCCAATTTACGAGTTGCATTTTCTGCCTCCGATTTTATGTGACGAAACATTCTCATGTTTGCACTCTTTGCCATTACCCCTTCAAAAGGCACATGGTGTCTCTGTAAGTATGCGTGAAAGCCCATTGCACCAAGACCTATACTTCGTTCTTGCATTGCACTATAAGCGGCTCTCCACAGCTCACGCGGAGCATTGTCAATAAAATAAGTAAGCACATTATCCAGCATTGCTACTAAATCAGGAATAAAATGTGGGTCATGTTGCCACTCATCAAACTCTTCTAAATTTACACTAGATAAACAACATACGGCAGTACGCTCTTCGTCTGTAGCAAGAGTAATCTCGCTACAAAGATTAGAGTGATGTACTTGTAGTCCTTTATCTTTCTGACACTGAGGTAAAGCATCTTGTACAGTATCTTTAAACATAATGTAAGGCTCACCAGTTTCTACTCGATTCTGAATGAGTTTTACCCAAAGTGTTTTTGCGGATACAGTTTTAGTAATTCTACGTGAGTGCGGATCAACTAAGTCCCAGGAGTCATCGAACCCCTCTTCTCTTGTTGCTCTTTCTATAAGCTCCATAAACTCATCTGAAATAATTACTCCATGATGTAAGTTTGTAGATTTTCGATTAATATCTCCACCAGTAGGCTTACGAACATCAAGAAACTCTTCTACTTCTGGATGCGATATATCAAGGTATGCCGCATAGCTACCACGGCGAGTTACACCCTGGGAGAACGCAAGCATCTCTGCATCCACTACTTTTAGAAACGGAATAACTCCTGTACTTTCGGAGCCATTGCTCGTTTTCGAGCCTACACTCCGAACCCCGTTCCAACAACCACCAACGCCCCCTCCAACACTACTAAGAAAAGCATTCTCTGTGTAATGACTAGTAAGACCTTCTCGACTATCATCTACATAGTTAAGAAAACAGCTAATTGGTAGGCCACGAGTAGTTCCTCCATTAGAGAGTACTGGAGTACTAAACATAAACCAAAGTTTACTAGCATAGTCATATAGTCTTTGTGCGTGTGCCTCATCATTTGCAAAAGCTTTTGCTGCTCTTGAAAAGGCATCCTGAGGAGACAATTCTCCATCAATCAAATATCTATCTTGTAGAGTCTTTTTACTAAACTCCGATAGATAACGATCTCGTCGATAATCTACTGTAACATTAAACGACACTTGATAATCTCCTTTCAATATCTGATATATTATCAGCTCCAATTGCGTCATCGCAATAAGTTATTAAATCCATAAGTTCATAATTCTGTAAAATCTGGTCTGCGTTTTGATTTAACGCATGAATAAACTTATAACTGCTAGGTATCGGAGTAGCATCATAAATATTCATTGCATCTCCATACTGTTTAATTAACTGTACTGCCCTCTTCGGTCCAATGCCAGGGATCCCGGGAACATTATCTCCTTTATCTCCTGTTAGACATTTTAAAGAGATATACTCTTCGGGAGTGCATTCATAATGATCTGACCAATTATCAAGCGTAACTTCCTTCCTCGTTACATATGAAAATCGGGCAACATTATCTTGAATAAGTAAGTCCCAGTCTCTATCACTAGAAACAAGCCAGATATATTCTAATCCATACTTGTTTCTTTCCTTTACCAAGTGGGCAGCAATATCGTCTGCCTCTACTCCCTTATATCGAAGTATGGGGTACCCCGCTTCTTCTAGTACCTCTAGGGATGCTTCAAACTCTTCAAAGAACTCTTCAAATGCAATTCTTTCTTGCTCTGTCTGCTCTGCAAACTTTTCTTTTCTATTCTGCTTATATTCAGGGCTTATGCCTTTTCTATAAGTAGAGGATCCCCAATCTGCTGTAATAATTAAGTTCTTACAGTCATAAGATTTTGCAAGGGATTCTACAGTACGTTGATAGTCATATCGAAAATCTGTACGTCCTTGATGTTTCCATCGAAAAGCTAGGTTTAAAGAGTCTACTATAAGAGTGGTTTTATCACTTGGATTTATAATTTTTTCACTAAAATTGAATGCCATTCTTTAAAAACTCCACTGTTTCATTCTCTAACCAAGTATCTGCTAGTAGTATAAAACAGTTCAAAAATTGTATAAACATCCAGTCTTCTGAGCCTCTAGGTTGTAGATTTGTGACTACAAATACTGGGGAACGATTATACTTAAAAAATAATAAGGGCTCTTGATCTCCGCCCTTTGCTTGTTTTTCTACTTTTTTCCACCAGCGAATTAGATTGTTTGTCTTTTTTGCTGTGAATATTTTATCTGAGAGAGGGGACTCGGAATAATTCTTTACTTCAATACAAAATCTATTTTTCTCATTAGGGACATATAAGTCTCCTTTTAAGTATTCAAGAGCCCCTGAGTTAGGGACTCTTTCGAATTGTAGATTAGTAGCTGTTCGAAGCATATCTCGTACTAAGTACTCACCTCTTGCTCCTTTTGCTCTACTATCAACCATCTATAATATCATCCAATGCTACCAATTTTTCTTGGGCTTCCGCAAACTTTGCGACTTGAGTGTCGATTGCTTCTATAATCTCAGGATGCTCTCCTATCCCTGCTGGGTTGGTCATGTATACTGCCATATTCACTCGAGCTTCTTCCATTTGACCTTTGTATTTCATTTCTAGTGCTTTTACTAAGGCTTCCGTCAGTTCTAGCATCTAATTCCTCCTTTAATTCTTCTTCTTTCGCTTTAGATAATAACCATATTCTACGTTGTGCTGCTAACCTTCTTATAGGTTTTCTCATTCAAGGGCGCTCACATTTTCTCGCTTTACGACCTCAATCTTCTCTAACAAAGGGTGAGTCCAACCGTGACTGACTACATAGGTATTTAGATTCTCTTCGCCTAGTAAAACTTCTACTAGCTTTTCTCTACCTGTCTCATCGAGTACGTTTATGACTTCATCTAAGAAAAGAATATTGATTCGTGACTTAGAAATACTACTCATTAGCTTACGAATAGCTATGAGAGTAGCGGTGTTTACTCTTGCCAACTCTCCAGAAGAAAGAGCAAGAATATCGACAATGTTTCCATTGTCTGTTATTTGCACGTTTAGCTTATCATTACTTACAACAAATTCAAGGGTAAAACGCCCGTCTGAAAGTTCTCCAAGATAAGTGTTTACTAATTCTTCGAGTTCCTTTACTAGATTTTCGATCTTGTAAGCAATTAAGCCGTTTGTGCTAAATGCTTTCTTTAACACTTCCAAGTTAGAATATACACTTTCTACTTTATCTAAAGACTCTTGTGCTTCTTCTAACTGTGAAATAAAACTATCTGTTTGTTCTTGTATTACTTGGATTCTTGTGTTTTGCTTCGTTCTTCTTTCATTTTCCGCTGCTGCTTCCGCCACAGACTTTTGCATCGAAACCAACTCAGCTCGTACTCCTGCCAGGCGCTCTTCGAGCTCTCCTTTATCCAAGCTGGCCATTGGCAGATCTCTATTAATGCTTCTGTAAAGCTCCTCCCAGTCTCTTTGCATTTTGTTTTTATACTCAAACTGCTCATTGTTTCGTTTAATTTTTTGTATTCTTGTTGTAATTTCACGCATTTTCTCCTCTGCAAATGCAATCTTTGTAGCCTCTTCCGTAATTAGACTCTGCTTAAAAGACTGCTCTACAGGCTGCTCACAAGTTGGACACTTATCCTTCAAATCTTCTAGTTTTTTCATCAGTTTCTTAGCACCCGCTATGACCCCGTTGAGATTGCCAAGATCCGACTGTAAAGTATCATAGGATTGCTTTTCTTCTACTTCTATACTCTGTACTTTCTGTATATCTATTTTCTTTAACAGGTCAATGTACTGATTATTTTGTGAGATTTTTTTATTTTTTTCCGAAATATTTTCAATTTCTTTTGTTAATGAACGGAATTGATTCTCAAGTTCTTCTGTGTCGTTTTCAATTTCTACGATTGGCAGTACGGTAGTATCGCTCAATTTATTATCACTTAACCACTTATCTACTGTCGCAATTTTAGAACGTATCGCAGAGACCTCAAGAGATAGGTCTTTTGATACACCCTTAAATAATTCAAAAAGTTCTACATATTCTTCAAGGTGCAGAAGGTCTATCAGAAACTTTTTACGAGTAGTATCTGTAGCAGTTAAGAACTGCAAGCTCGCATTTGTGTTCTGATACACTAACTGTGAAAAGGTTTTGAAGTCTGTACCTATGACTTCTTGAATAGTTTTGAACGTGTTTGTTGCAGTATGGCTAGACACATCTTCACCATTCTTTAGAAATGCAACTTTAATATTTGACTTTCTATCAATTGACACAGTGTATTTATCAGAGTCTTTTGTAAATTCTAGATAAATACTGTATCCATTATTTATATATCTGTTTGGTATATCTGCTTTTTTGATACCCTTCGAATTCTTGTTAAAAAGGGCTTCCTCAATAATTAACGGTATGGAGGACTTCCCCATACCGTTAGTACCAATTATTTGAGTTACTGTATTTTCTTCCAGGTCCAGAACATTTCCTGGCCCATAGCTAAAGCAGTTATCCCATCGAAGTTTTTTGAGCGTAATCATTAAAAGTTCCTACTATATTTTTAATTTTTCCTTCTTCTAATTCTAAGATATAGGCTAAGTACTCTACTAACTCTTCTTGGATGCTCATATCTTTATTTATTACTAATGCTGTTTCACTATTACGCTTTACAACTTTTTTATCCAATAGGTCACTATTCTTTACATTTGCCAAGTCTTGAATATCACCTTCTAGCTCGTAAATAGTATGGTGATAATCTGTAGGTTCCATCTCATCTGGAGAAGAAACTGTCTTACGAAGCAATTGTGGAAGCTCAAAAGCATCCCACATCCAGCTCCAATTAGAGGGATTAATAAGAATATATCCTGTAGAGACTTCCGTTCTATGAAAAGAGGTAGCCATAGGACTTCCAGGGTATACAATATTTCGCTGAGTATTACTATGTGCGTGTAGGTCTCCAGAGAAAACTACTGGAAAGTCCTCGAATCTGTCTAAGTCCACCTCTGGCTTGACATGAGGAGGAATCTCTCCACGAACATGAGTAAACAACGGGTAATTTGTATTAAACTTTTCAATGCTTTCCTTTCTATGAAGATCGGCATAAGGTAATATACCAAACTGCATATCGGGATCAATATACGAAATATCTACTATGTTGACTAAAGGATTAATATCTCTAGTAACTTGCTTTAATTGTGTAAAAAATGTCTTGTTCTTTTTAGTAGCTTCATGGTTACCGTCATAGACAATAGTAGGAATCTTTACTTCCCGAATAAACGAGAAGTAAAGTTCCAACTCTTCCATGTTCGGCAGACGGTCAAAAAGATCACCACCAATAATGTGCATGTTGCACTGCTTTTCCAAAGAATAAATCTGTTGAAAAAATAACTTGTAGCGGTTTAATGCCCACTCGCGTGGGACATTCTTTTGACCTAGCTTTAAATGCCAGTCTGCCGTAAAAAGAATCATGAAATGGCGAACTCTTTATCGAGTGCTTCTTCGTCAATTTCATTTGTATCTACTTCGCGTACACGATCCAGCAACTCTTTTTGAGCATCTGGAGTGGGGCGAGGCATAACATCGTCCATAGACTTGAGAGCTTCTACAAGAGCTAACTCGTCATCGTCTAGAGCACGAGGCTTACACTTCAATACTTGAAGCTGATACTCGACATTATAGGGCAGTGGGCCTGTCCTAACACGCTTGAACTTAACGTCCCAGCCTGTTTCAGAATCAGTAGGATCGCCTAAATCTTCAGCAGCCGTAAGGATTTGCTCCCACAACTTCTTCTTGAGATTGACAATCTTAACTTCGCCATTGTGAATGCCTTGCATCACATAGCTCCAGCCACACTTCAGATCGGGGTAGTATTCACGAACCCAATCTTTCTCTTTATTATTAAACCGCTCTTCATTACGGTCAAAAGAAAGACACTCCAGAGGAATATTCTTATCATTTTCACCAGTAATCCAATAAACGTATCGAGCGAGAATGTCGCCGACGAGACGAATAGAGTTATCACCATCTACATAGCTGTAGCTACTGATACTTGATTTTTGAGCGGAACCCTTTGATTTGTTAAAGCTTAATGCCATTTTGTTTTCTCCTGTGGGACTTCTTCGTATAAAAAATGAAGTTTATCATCTTCAATATAAAGTAGCCTATCTTCTGTGTTATTTAAGTGTTCAAAAGGATCTATTGGGAGTTCCAAAAGATCTAGTGTAATATCGCCAGAGGCGAAGTATTTCCCTAAAGAACGCATACTTGCTAGTGCTAAGTATACTGCTATATCTTGTCGAGAATGTCTAAACGAATTGTATAAAAGAACATCTGGATGTACAAGGAACGATTCACCACTAAAATTTATATCATAGTATTTGTAAATCGGATCGTACTTATTCCGGGGTATACTATCCTTGACTAACATTTCAAATATTGTAAAAATACCTGATGGTTGGCCTGCAGTGAGTAAAAAGATCTTTTTCCAATCGTATAGAAGCATATATTATACTAAAAAATAGAGCGTATGTCAAGAACTATTTTTCTATCCTATATTTGTGAAATTTTCCATCCCTGTTTCATGTAGAATCCCATTCTATTAGAAGCCTGCTTTCTAGCAGTGTTTCCTTTTAAATGTATATCTACAACTACAGGGGTCTGCTTTCCTTCTTGTTCTCGGATGACTCTTCCAACGAGCTGGGTGAGGAGTGGCTCGTTGTTGATAGGGGTACCGAGTATAAGGACAGATAGGGCATTAACTGATATACCTTCACTAAATATTGCTTGAGTTCCGAATAAAATTTCTTTTGTGCCATGATTTATCTCATCTATAAGCGTTTCTCTTTGCTCATGCGGAACCTCACCCGTAACACAAATTGCTTTTTCTCCGACCAATTCAGCACAGTGTTGTAGAAAGTGCACTCGATCAGATACTACCAACACCTTATGCCCTTGAGCGGCGTAAAATGCTGCAAGCATCGCTACTGTGTGACGGTACTCTTCGTTGTTCGCTAGAGCTGTTACACGATTTGCCCAAGGTATTCTTGCTCCGTCCATAAATCGTATTTCGGACTTTACAATATCTACTTTTGGCGTCATAAAGTTTTCTTTTGGCGGTTTAAATACCTTACTGCCAAAATAGTCCCGAAATACTACATGCTTGCCATCTTTTCTTTCTATCGTTCCTGACAGTCCGATCTTATAGCGTGCATAGTTTGTGTCGATAACTTTGGAAAAAGTTGGACTACTCACATGATGCATTTCATCCAATATAATTGTTCCAAATTCTTTTCTAATCTTCTGAATATTACGGTATAAACTCTGGGTATTCCCAATCACAATAGGAGCGTCAAGATCAAACTTTCCGCTGCCTATGATGCCTGGTGTAATTCCATAGACTTTCTCCACTTCTTTTGCCCACTGATTCCGTAAAGGAACTGTGTGCACAATTACAAGTGTTTTTTGTCCGAGTTTTCCGGCTATCGCCAACCCCGTAAAAGTCTTACCCCAACTTACCCATGCGTTTATTATGCAGTTGTCTTCAAGCTCGTTATAAACATCCTGTTGGCTTTGTCGTAATTCAAACTTAAATTCTGGAAACTCTTCAGGCTTGTTTATTCGTCTATCGACAACTTCATAATCATCTGGGATTAAATCTACTCTTCCAATAGGAATAGTAACCAAGTCCTCTCGAACTCGTGCCATATTTTTAATAACAATAGGTGGATCTTTAGGGTTAGGCGAGGGAATTTTGTATGTGAGTTCTTTACTTAAGAACTCTTTATATTCTCTCGTTACTTCTAAATAAATCCTGTTACTTATTACAGCTTTCATAATATGATAACATATACTAGTAATAACAGTATAATTGCTATATCCAATCTTTGACTAAATTTCATAATCCTAAATCTGTTTTTGCGGTTATATATTGTTTGACAAACTCACTTCGTACAATATCTTTTATATCGAAGTCAATAAAATCAAATACGTCCATAGCTTTCAAGACTCGTACAAAGTCTTTCAAACCATTTTTTGCTAAATCTGCTTGGCGAAAGTCACCACAAAAGATAACTCTACACCCTTGACCCATTCTAGTGATAATAGAGTCTAGTTCGTGAAAACTCATGTTTTGACACTCATCAATTAGAATTATTGCATTTCGCAATGTAACTCCACGAATAAAAGAAGTAGTCATAAAATGTACTAATCCTTTTGTTTTGAGTATCTCGTATGCGTCTCCTCGCTGGAAAAGTTCGATACAAATATCTTTGTAAGGTTCTTCATAGACTGAAGCCTTCTCTTTTTCATTTCCAGGTAAGAATCCTATGTCCCTAGTAGGTACAGCACTTCTTATAATTACTAGTTTTTCGTATAAACCTTTGGTCATATCATCGAACGCTAAGTAAGAAGATATAAACGTTTTTCCAGTTCCTGCTACTCCGTGCAGCATTAGGTTTTTAGTACTTTCGAAAGCCACTACTTGATTTTTAGTAAGTGGTTCGATCTCTTGTAAATCTAAGTTTGCTCCCGCAAGAGTCTTTCTTTTTCTAGCCATATAATTTTATACTTTTCTTCGAGTGTCCTTTAGTTTTTCTTCGGAGTACTCATATAATAACCAAGGCAATCCGCCGATGTGTAAGACTCCTGCCCAAGTCATTTCTTGAGCAGGAGGTCTTGGTACGGTAAAAGGAAAATTAATATCCTTTAACCATATAACAGAAGCTACTCCCTTTAACTCTATCTTTCGTATTTTATAATATTTTAATGCAGCATTAATTGTTTTTTGATAAATAAAAGGAGTACCATTACTATCAATGAAACATTTTTTATTCGTCTGCTTTAATATTCCAATTAGCGAATCTATAGAGTGTTTAAGGGCTAACAGCTCTGTAAAAGGGGTTTGTAATCGACGTATACCCAGACTTAGTCCGGGCATATTTTTATCGTCAACTACTTCATTATCTAGAAATAATATACCATCTACACTCTCCCAATTACTATTGGGGAGAATAAAGACTGGAAACTTGATTTTCTTTATTTCTCTGTACGTAATTATCACTGTTCATACATTTTTTCAAACTTACCCATAGAGTAGTCCTCTCCAACTTCAAAGTCACACCCTACTGGAGCGCCTGATATAGAGATTCCTCTGTCTAATTGTATAAACTTTTCCAAAACTTCTGAATAAAAGTCTATCTCGTCGTCTGGTACTTCTGCAAGGATTGAGTCATGTACAAGTGCAAAGATTCTTGCCTTCATGCCTTGAGACTTTATAAACTCTCCCATATCAATAGCTCCTAGAAGGTTGATATCAGAAGCAGCAGACTGCACCAGAAAATTAAGACCAGACCTAATGCTATGACTCTTGATGCCTGCGTCGGTCGATGAGACATTAGGCAATCTCCTTTTACGGCCAAAGAAACTATATATAAACCCATTGTGTTCAATGAACTTCTGATTATCATCAATCCACTTTCTTAGTTTGTGGAAAGACTTAAAATAATCATCAATAACTTCTTTTGCCTCTTGCTGGCTAAAGTAGGTTCCAGAATCCTTAGTAACTTGTTCACTAATCTTCTTCGGCCCTGCGCCATACATAATACCAAATGTTACTGCTTTTGCTGCTTGACGTTGTGTCGGGTATAGCTCTGCGACTTTCTCTACATCGCAAGGAAGTTTAAATACTGTCTTCGCAATCGTACTGTGAAAGTTACCACCGCTACGAAACACATTCATTAGTGCTTCATCGTTCGCAAGTTTTGCAGCAACATATACTTCTGCTGTAGTTAAATCCATAGCTACAATCTTATGACCTGGAGCTGCTCTAATACATCCTTTTACAATAGGATTATCTCTCGGCAACTGCTGCATATTCAACTTACCACTACTTGATAAACGTCCAGAAGTTGTGCCATGCAGATTAAAGTTTGTTCTTAAACGCTTGTCACGATCTAGCTGAGGAATAATCTTATCAAGATAAGTATTCTTAATCTTAGACTTCTGACGAATATCGAGAATAAGTCCCGGTACTTCTGATTGAGCTTCTAATTCTTTCAGTACTTCGGCATCTGTAGAGTCTGCACCTGTACCTGTTTTCTTGCCAGTAGGACGAAGTCCGAGCATATCAAATAACAACTTACGAAGTTGCATTGTGCTATTCGGATTGAAGTCCTTATTTTGTATCTCTTCAAACTTACGAATTTTTGGATTTTCATATAAAGTTTCAATAGCTTTGTCGATATCATGCTGCATTAGTACTTGGGACTTTTCCAATCGTATTCTATCGAAAGGCACACCATTATCTTGTGTATCTGTCAAAAATCTACAACCTGGGATAAGAATGTTTTCGTATACCCAAGCCAACTTCTTGTTCTGCTTGATTTTTACAAACTTCTCGTAAATTAAGAAAGTACATAAAGCATCCATAGCAGCATATGTTTTCATTACATCAAAAGGAATTGACTGCCATTGAAAGTCTCCCTTCAATACGCCAGTTTCTTTTCTGTACTGTTCGATCCAATCGTACATTGGCTTTTCGTAATCTCCATATGGAGTATATTTTAGCGATAACTGTTTGAGACCGTGCCCTCCAGGATTCTCGTCTATGAGGTAATGGAGCAACATGGTGTCTTCAAAGTTTGGAAACTTAAAGTTAAAGTGGTACTCAAAGAATGCCATATCAAACTTGGCATTATGAAAAACTACTGTCTTTTCATCAAACAATTGTTGAAGCAGTTGTTCTGTATCTTCATCAAAACAATCTGTATCAATGTATGCGCCTTTTATCCCATCATATGAAAGAGATAGGCCAAGCATATGGCCATTGCGTGGATAGAGTCCTGTAGTCTCTGAATCCAATGCAATATACTTACACTCATGTTTAATTGCATCTTTGATAAATTGGTTTGCTTCTTTTGTATCTTGAATGCCGAATGCAATACTATCATCTATAATAACCTCTTCGATTTCGCCTTTAATGTAAGCAATGATACTTTCTTTTGAAGACTCCCAAGTATTCCGAGCTTCTGGCTTAAATGCCAACATAGCTGGATTAATTACTGGTAAGTACTTGCTTTCTACTTTTTTACCTGAGTACTCTGTTACAGAAGTAATTTTAGTAAAATACTTCAAAGCGTCAGAGCCTACTAAGATAATCCAGTCGTACAGTTCTGTATCAATCTGAATATCACAATCTCGCTTGAGTACTTTTTTAAGAGTAGGATCAGAACATAACTGATACTGGTCAAAGTCAAAAGCGTGGTCAAATTCTGTTTTAAAGTTGGTTCTGCTTGGTTTGGTTTCTATTAGAGCAACCCTTGGGCTCGTCATGTACATACTCCTATGCGTATAGTTTTTTCTTTAGTTTATCTACCTGTGCTTCTGTTAGTCCTCCTGGGTCTGTATCAGGAATATTTACATTTACTGTTAGTAAGTCTATTCGCTCACACATATCCTTTACATTTACAGCGGCGGACTGTCCTGCTTCATCACCGTCAAAGAAGATCACTGCGCGCTCTACTCCTTGTAGTCTAAGAATAGATAGCTTATCTTCATTAATATTCCTTGTGCCAAAACAACATACTGCATTTGTTAACCCTTTATCATGCAGATTTACCATATCGTAGATTCCTTCTACGAGAATAACACTGCCCTGTATCGGCTCTACTTTAGCAGGATACAGAGGCATTCGTGCCCCAGGAGGGCTAATAAGGTACTTTGGAGTACCTCCTGTCATATGTCTTGCATTAAATGCTACAATTTTTCCAGAAATATCACGAACAGGAAATACTATTCTACCAACAAAGGCGTCATGATCCTGAAAAACTTCAAACTTACGATAAGTCTCTGGCTTTATATTTCTCCAGTTTCCTACATAAGGTAATGCACTTTGAGGAAAGGGCAAGCCCACACTTTCAGCTCTCTTTTCACGAATTTTTTTCTTTAGAAGTTCCCTGCGTAAGTGTAGAAAACTTGCCCTTTCTCCAAAATGCACAAACAAATTCCCCTTGTAACCACAAGAGAAACAGTGAAAGATCCCAGTAATTTGATCTACTCTCATACTGGGATTAGTATCATCATGCTCAGGACTTAGACACGATACTACATAGTCTTTGCCCTTCGGTATATACTCAACTTGTTTAGATTGTAATAATTCTTCTACGTTCACTAGCAGCCCTGATCAAAATCTTGCCATTCATCATATTCGGTAGGTTCATTATAATCATCTTCTTTTGAAAAATAATGAACGGTGTCATCTTCAATAGCGTGCTGGCACGCCTGATAATAGTCTACATGCTCATCGTCTAGTAGATGAAAATATATACTAATACGATCAATCATTGTTTTTGCTAAGTCTATATTTTCCTCAGCCATTGCTCCTTCTAGTATATCAAATAAAGGGCCAACTTTTACTTCTACCCTGGGAGAAAGACTCATCCTTCCTTCTCCAAGTCCCACACACATCTACGATCTTCCACTTTAAGAGTCTTATCTCTTTTTACCCATAGATGACCATTCTTTTCTGCATCTTCGAATATAAGTGCTGTAACAAAAAAAGCACCTACTACAAGTAGATGTGCTGCTGTACTTCCTAATCCGAAATATATAGTCTGACCCGCATATATTGTAAACACGGCAGTCCACATAACAGATAAATAAAACATTAAAATAAACTGCGTAAATGCATTTGGTATATGACGTAACGGATTAATCTTTAGGTCGAAGAAAAACTTGTATAAATCATATACCCAAAATCCTACTGTTTTCATCTCCTCATCCTCGCTAAATCTTTCATTTGTTCTTCGTCAATGATTGGGATTGCGTTTGACTTGTGCATGGTTCCGATACCTTTAACAAGGGTTCCCGTGTAACGTGGCGCTTCCACTCTAGCGGCAACTCCAGTTGTTTCTGCCACAGAAACGTATTCGGGGGTACTTCTCCGGTACGCAAGTCTGCTAACGTTAGTGATATGCCCAGTCTTGTGAGGTACAGTCTTTCTTCTAGTAACTTTCTTTTTTCTGCCTGAGACAGTGTGACGCATTGATCCATGTATGACTCCCATAAAAAAACTCCTGCCAATAGAAGATATATTATACCAAAAATCAGCAGGAGTGTCAAGAACTATTTTTAGATGTCGTTTATTTCTTCACCAGTTTTGTGGGCGTCTTCCTCCCTTTCATCTGGTGTAAGTGCTGACTCAGGGCCGATTTTTAGAGTATCCCAGTCCATAAAAGAAGTGAAGGTTCCCATCTTACCACTTCTCATCTTTGTACAGTTAAATGTCATAATGGCATCCTCTGTTTTCCAAGTATCAATTGTGAACGCAGCATCCGCTGCATCGAGAATACCTTTGGCGAAGCGAGCTTCCCCTGTGGCATCTATTTGATACGGGCTATAAACGGGTACTTCATACTCCTGAGCCATTGATTTCAATGCTTTACTTACTTCGATCTGCTCAGTCCAGTCATACTGACCTGCGCGTGATGGAAGATTGGAACGTTTTACTTGGTTAATATAGTCAACAATAACTACACCAACATTCATTGCGCTCTTGATCTTTTTATCTAATTCGGCTCTGATCTTTGATAGAGTAAGAGAAGCATCATAGACTACATCTAGCTGTTGAGTCGGGAGAAGCTCACAGCTAGTCTTTAGCTCGTAGTGTAGACGATCGAAGTCTCTGTGCTCTTTGTACTCTAAGTATTTATCATCGCCCTCTACAAAACGACTTGCCCACCAAGCCGCAACTTTTTCCCACTCAATCATACTAAGATTTCTCTTTCGTATTTTCTCGTGGGAAACTCCAGTAGAGATAGAACAACATCTTTGTAAAATCTCTCGACTATCCATCTCAATAGTGAAATAGATTGCCGACTTTCCAGTTTCGTAAACAGTGTTTGCAATGTTACAGCACGTTATGGACTTACCTGACCCTCGTTTGCCTCCAACAAGAATCAAATCTCGGGGAGAGAACTTGAACTCTTCGTCAAACGCAGCATTAAGCCCGAGGGGCAGGTACTTGTCCAATTCCTCTTCTGCTGGGAACAGGGAAATACGTTGCATACTTTCCTGCGGCTGTTCTAGCTCTACTTTATCTTCTATGTCTAGAACAATCTGGTGCAGATGGGATACTGACTCTTCCGCATCTTCAAAAGATATGGAGTGGTCAATATAAGTCTCAAGAGAAGAAAGAATCTCTTTCTGAGTAAACTCATTCTTGAGATACTGAAGCAGCATAGAAGGCTCTGCTTCAACTTCCATTGCTTCGATAGCAAGGAGTTTTTCTTGTGTAGCACTATCTCGTATCTCGTACTTTAGTTCTTCGAACGTAGGTACGGAATGGTACTTCTGTGAGTGTCCATCAATGATACTAAAAATAGTGTGATATTCGTTGGGTAAATAATGCTTACGCAGATAACTCCAGGTATCAGCATCCTGAAGCGTAACAATCTGTTTGATTAATGCAGAAGCAATATTCAATTAAGTTCCCCGAATACATAAAAAAAGCAACCGCAACGCACCCGCTACGGTTGCTCAAAAGAAAGTCTACTTAGCTAGCAGCCTTTTCTTTCTTTGCAGCACCGTCATAGTCGGAAGCAGAAATGCCTCGACGAGTCAGCATAGTCTTAACACCGCGAGCAGTCTTGCCGATTGCCTCTGCGATCTCTTCGACAGTCATTCCAGACACATCACCGAGGTCTGCCAAGGGATCTTCCTTAGCTCCACCTTTGGTGTGCTCTTGACGTGGAATAGCGTCGATTTCACCTGAGCGAAGCAGGCTAAGAGCCTTACCACGAACAGAGTTTACAGAACGATCAAGGGCTTCTGCAATAGCTTCGACAAACGCACCGTCGCTTACCATAGCGATAAACGTAGCTTCCTCTTCAGGGGAATAGGTACGAACAGTCTCAACCTTAGGAGCAGGCTTGACATGATCGGTTAGTTCCATAGACAAAATCTTGCCCTGGATTGACTTCGCTGAAAAAGCGCCGTCTTCAAAATGCTCAGCAATTTGAGCATAGGTGTAATCACCACTGTTGTCAGAAACAAAAGCAGCAAGAGTAGCTTCTTGATCTTCGCTAAAAGCACGCGAAGCTCGAGCAGAAGCCAGCTCTACGTCGTAGCCCATCTTTCGCAATTTGCTAGAGACAGAACGAGTAGAAGTTTCGAGGTTGTCTGCTGCTTCTGCAACAGTGTTTTGTGAAACAGGGCTCTCGTCACCGACGAAAGCTGTTAGTTGAGCTGTACGCTCATCAGTCCACTTAGGAAGTGCCATACTTAGTTCTCCAAATAGGATTTTAAATCCGTAATAATTTTTATGCCAGATTCTCTGGCCTGTTTAGTTTTTGACGATTCAATACCGCTTTCATTCACAAGAATCGTTACGTCTTTTGTAAGACTAGACTTTACTTCATAGCCCAGGCTTGACAAAGTTTCGTTAGCGTCAGCTTTCGTTTTGAAACTCTTCAAACGTCCACTAATGCAAACTACTCCTTTAATTTCTACTTTTTCCACAAATGCAAATTTAAAATTAAAAGGTAAGTACCCATCGTAGAAAGTGTAGAACTCATCCATAAGCCAGGACATAAGATTCTCGGTCGCTTTTGGGCCTAATCCGGCACGCATACAAGTGTCTGTATTTATTTCACTAATATTTTTAACAGTCTCAGACAGCTTCTTCGTTGCCGTTTTTCCGATTAATGGAATACCAAAAGCGGGCAACACTAAGTCAAGTGGGGCAGACTTTGAATTGTCTATCTCACTTTTCAACTTGAGTGCAATTTTTTCAGAACTTAAAGCTGAAGTCATATACTCTACGTCGAGAGTGTATACTTCATCGAAGTCTTGAATACCCAGCTTTTCTACAGCCGCAGGGCCTAAGCCCTTAATTTTCAGAGTTTTTGCAAAGTGCTCTATCTTCTTTTGCTTCTGAGCGCCACAAATGGTACTCTTACAATATAGAAGTTGATTCAGCCACTCCAGTTCTGACCCGCAGGACGGGCAGTCTGTAGGAGGCATGATCGCTCGCAGCATTTTGATTCTCCGAAAAAGTAAAATATATTATACGAAAAAGTGAGGTAAAAGTCAAGAACTATTTTTTCAAAGGTCAACACGTCGTAAAATTCGAGGGATAATTTCTCCACTACGAATAACTTCTACAGTGCAACCAATTTCTAGTTCTAAGGAGCGAATGTACTCAATGTTGTGTAGAGTAGCCCTGCTCACAAGAGCGCCTTCCACTTCGACAGGATCAAGTATGGCTACTGGGCTGACTACCCCAGATTTACCAACTTGCCACACAACATCGAGCAATTCTGTATACATACCCTCCTTCTGCTCTTTGAGAGCAAAAGCGCCGCGAGGATGGTGGGCTGTATGTCCCAGTTTATTGAAGGAATTAGTACAGTCTATACGATATACAATACCATCCGTAGGATAGTTACTGTAGTCGAAGGTATCTACTGTGTTAAATCCTTCCTGGGCCAAGAAAGAAAGTGTCTCAGTATATGTAGAGTGACGAACACCCTGCATATCATAGGCCACAAAAGTCAGTGGTCGAGTACGAAACTCGGCCAGATCCTTGAGATTAAGTGACCCCGCTGCGACATTTCTCGCATTGGTGACATTCGAGGGGCAAACTACTTCACCAGTAATCTGTACTTCTCCCTTCAAGGGAATAGTACGAGGAACTAATGTTTCGAGTTTGTCGGTAATCTCTCGGCCAAGATTACCATCCCCACGAGTCAATCCAAGTGCCAAGTGACCATTTACATATAGTAAAGACACTGCGGCACCGTCTAACTTAGGGCTAACTACATAGTCCGTTAAGTTAGTAGGAGCTTCTGCAAGATTGAAAAACTTCTGTAAAGAGTACATACGATACATATGTGGAACTCCATCAGTTACCTGATAGCCCACTTGATCGTAGTTATACTTTTTTACTAACGCATCAAACTCACTGTCGGAGATTATAGGATACCCCGAGAAGTAAGCAATACTCGCTTTTTCAAGAAATTCACGCATACTATCTCCCAAATTTGAAAAGATATTATACTAAAGTTTTAGGAAATTGTCAAGAACTATTTTAAGTAAAGGTTATCTATCAGGTCCTGGAACTGCTCTTCTATTATCTCTTTGCTCTCAGCTAGAGATAGTATTTCAGTTAGACCAACAAATAGTTCCCTAGAGTTGTTGAAGTCTAGTGGCATAGCTACTCCTTCTGGTGTAGGTTTCCATTCTTCGTTAAAATCTAAATAGTATTTACGAAGATGTAAATATTCTACACCCCTAAAGGCACTTACAGTGAGCCGTACTTGTACTTCTTTGTCTTCATCGTAGTGAATGACTTTTTCATACATTTCTGGAGCTTCATGTAGTAACATAGATACTACCTCTCATTCTGCAAAACGGAAGCAAGAGGTATTACACTAGTAACATTCTCTGGTTTTAGTAGACGATAAGAATCAGTATCCCAGCAAAATAATAGCAAAGTGCTATCAGATTCTTTGGCTCTGTTCTTCTTGTCTTGTATATACGGAGTGGAAAAATCCAGGGTACATACATTATACTTTAACTTATTTGAGTTTTCACTCCGATAAGTAATTATTGCGTCACCGCAATCCTTTACAAGGTCTGCTAGATCTTCTTTTTTCACAAGTACTCCTTAGGTAGCAGGTCAGTAAAATTTTTTACTTTGCCGAACTCTAAGGTTCTTTTTCCAGATAGCAGAAAACCACTCTCCGCTAAGAGAGTGGTTTAAGTAAAAATTAATTAGTTACTGGCTACGTTACCAATAACTCCAGTAAAGTATTGAGCGGCTTTACCAGTTAGTTTTGAAACTACGTCTTCGTCTACTTCTTGTCCAGCGTCTGAGAGTGCAGCAATCAAGGCTTCTTGAGCAGCAGCTTTTGATACTCGACCGCCTCCAGTACCGCCAGCAGCTTTAGTAGCTCCACCGGCTGCAGGGGTTTTCTTAACGTATACGCCAGCTTTGGTAAGAATCATACGAACGCCATTTGGAGATTCTTCTAGGTCTTCTGCGATTGCTTTGACAATCTCCATGCTAGTTTCGGGGGTAGGCTCTTGCTCTTCATACATTGATACTGCCTGAGCCTTCTTGTCGTCATCCCATGCCATTCTTCGTTTCCTCTTTGGTTGTTTTGAACCTGGGCAAGTACCCAAGCGGTTAAGTTGTTGTTGATAAAATCGGTCGCCCATTGGTTCCCTCACTTTTGAAAT